AAGCCAAGATGGATCGTGGCAGAAAACGTGCGCGGGTTACTCTCAATCTCTGCTGCCGGGATTCGGGGGGGAGGCTTCGGAACTGTTCTGCGAGACCTGGCCGAAATGGGGTATCGTGTTGGATGGTCATGCTATGGAGCTGCCGATGTTGGAGCGCCACATAAACGAGAGCGAGTGTTCATTGTGGCCTACCGCGAGTGTATGTGGTAATTACAATCGTAAAGGTGCAAGTGCTACATCAGGTAATGGATTAGCTACAGCAGTTAAGAACTGGCCTACGCCAACAGTTGCAGATACTTTTACTGGTAATTTGAAATCAACACAACAAAAGCCAGGTTCGATGCACAGCGTTAATTTAAGTCAGGCGGTAAATTGGCCGACACCAACCCAAAGAGATTGGCGGGGAGGATGTTCGGCGAATGTGCGAAAAGATGGACGAAAAAGGAATAGTCTTGATTTTGTTGTGTATGAAAAGCAACAAGGGCAGTTAAACGCTGATTGGGTAGAACTACTCATGGGATTACCTATAGGCTGGACTGACATCAATGTAGCAAAAGAGGATATTGAAAGTTGGCAGGGCTGGCCTGCTGCAATAAATGTAGAGCAATACGCATATGAACCGCCAAGAGTAATAGTTGGGCAGAAAAACAGGGCGAAACGACTAAAGACATTAGGTAATGGTTGTGTGCCGCAGCAGGTATATCTTGTGTTCACGGCAATTGTGGAGGTGATTAGCCCGTAGGGGGCGGCCTTTTAAATATAAGGAGTTGGAAATAGTGAGACCAATAAATATAAAAATTATGATGGCGTTAATCGAAAAAGAACCAGGCGATCAGTATGTACCAGTATTGAAACCAGTGCTTATGCAGATACTGACTGAACTCAAACATCTGCGTCGGAAAAATAGTCAGCTCGGCGGTAAAAATGCCCGGTTAAGGCGAGAGAAGAAAGCTCTAGAAATTATGTTATCGGCGGTAGTAATAAATGACGACATGGAATGAACTGCCGGCACACCTTGTAAGTAAAATACGTTCTGATAGCGTAACAGCGCCGGCGAATTTACCCGGGGCTGTACCTGTGCTGAAATATGGTAATGCAATAACTGAGGTTGACGGGATTCGCTTTGATAGCAGGAAAGAAGCCAAATACTATGAGGACCTACTTTGGCAGCAGCGTACCGGTGCAGTAAAAAGCATTGAATTACAGCCTGAATTCGTTTTACAGCCTGGCTACGAGGTCGCAGGTAAAAAGATAAGGCCGATTATTTACAAGGCTGATTTCAAGGTAACAGAAGCTGATGGGCATATATATTACGTTGATACAAAGGGGATGCGGACGCAGGTGTATATGATCAAAAAGAAGATGCTGCTATATAAGTACCCGGATATTGATTTTAGAGAAGTTTAAGGTGGTGGAGTAGTGGAACATAGTTGTATAGATTTCTTGAAGTTGAGAACCATAGAATATCCTATGTACTATCAAATTACGGCAGAGTGCCAAATTTGTAAAAAAAGATCAATATTAGCTTTGAGTAAATTTTATTTGCGATTGATGTATGATGCTGATGCCGGATCCGTACAAGAGATTGGCCGACTTATAAATAGGTTTGATGAGAGAATAAATTTGTTTGAAACTTATTTTAATCAGCGAAGGCGGTGGAGTAGATGAAAGCGTATTGCTGTAAGGAGCGTGACGGTGATGGATACGCCGTTATTGTATACGGAAAAACAAGAGGTCAAGCAAAACGAGAAGGGGCTAGCGAATTAGATATTGATTTTTTAGATGCCAACGTTAGCCGATTACCGTGGGCGGACGAATACGGCAGTATCAATAATCTTCCGTTAAAGGTCTACTTTGAAAACGGGTGGTTTTGTGAGTGCTGCAAGTGCGGAAGGCGTATAGACGTTGATAGTGAGTATCCGGAAGGTACTTTGGGAAAGTTTGACTATTTGTGTGACGAATGTAGAAAGGAGGTATAAATTATGAAAAATCTTGAAATCAAGTACGTAGGCTGGTGCCATGAGTGCAAATACTTGGGTAGTTTTCACTGTGGTATTTGTCAAAGGGAAAATTTAAGCGTAAAAAATTTTGCTCGTCTATGCCTTGGCTTAGATATCATATCTCCTTTTGGTAGACCTTCTGAATTTATGCCTAAGGACAAAAACCGTTGGGTAAGAATGTAGGAGTAAAAAATGAAATACTTAGACTATTGTTATTTATGCATTAATAATAGAAAGGCCAGTGAGTTGAGCGAAAACCCAGAATGTAGTAACTGTATTCAGCTTACTGTTATATCTATGCCAACTAAGTTTAAATCGCGTAGGATTACTTGGGCTGACAGAACGGAGCTAGAAATACATGAAAACAATTAAATTGGCTAACGTAGTAGTACAGATACACGTTAGAGATGAATATTCAGGGCAGAGAGTACTATATTGTCCGTGGGTTAATTGCAAGCATTATAGTAATGGTGAATGCACTTATAAAGATAGTTATGGCTGTAATTGCTGTCGCTTTGTATTAATGAATGGACAAACTTATTGCCAAGGCTATGAGAGGGATGAAGATCATGATAGCAATTAAAGGAATGGATATGCCTGCAAACTGCGGTGAATGCCCATTGACATATCCAGTTGGCTTTTATAGGAATCTACCATTTTCTGTTGATAAGAGCAAAGGCTGCTGTATTCTTGTCTGTGAAATTGAAGATCCAAACATTAGGCTGATAGATTGTCCATTAATTGAAATAAAGGAGCATGAAGAAAAATGACAAAGAAAGAATTGATAGAGCTGATAGAAAAATACCCGGACGACGCAATTATCTCTTGTTTGGGAAGATTTTCAGGAGACTTGTTGATTTTTCGGGCGAATGACGTAATTTTTAACAAATATAAGAATGAAATTTGCATTGTAAGAAATTGAGAAAGGTGAAGAAATATGACTAAATTAAAACCTTGTCCGTTCTGCGGTAGCAAAGCTAAGATGGAAAGAACGCCAATTAATCCTTATTATTATGTGATCTGTACAAATCTAGAATGTGACGCAACTGTTGGGAGATTTCAGCCAACAGAAGAAGAAGCTGTAGCAGTATGGAACAGACGGGACGGTGAAGAAAAATGACTAACGAAAAAATGGAACAGATTGTAAAACTTTTAAAGGATAGCGGTGAAGATTATATTTTGTGTTACCCCTTAAAAATTGACGGTGAAGATGGTTTCAGTATTGCCAGTAAAACTGCCAGCACTTCACAAATTAATATGCTTGAACATATTTTAAAATTTATAATCGAAACGAGCAAAAACAACGGTGTTACTGAAGCCACCGCTAGGGGGTATTTGCGTCAAACGCTATATAGAATGATTAACTATGTGTATAGGTTGGGGTGAATAGATTATGCGATTAATAGACGCTGATAAGGCGAAAGCTGAATTATTAAGAATAGCTAGAGATATACACGGTTGGGGTGAGTTTTTCGACGGAATTAGAAGCGGTTATCAAAGTGCTGCTGATAGGCTTGATACAATGCCTACAGAAGAACGTAAAAATGGGCATTGGCTTACTAAAAAAGCATGGCACGTAGAGTGTTCCGAATGCCATCATGTTTTAGAGTTTATTTGCGACGTTAAAAAATATTGTCCGAACTGCGGCGCAAAAATGGAAGGTGAATAATATGGAATTGATAGATAAAAATGCTTTAGTGGAATATTTAGAGAGAATGGGAAATGAAATATATGCAGGCAATGACGAATATTTTATAGGACAGAAAGCGGGTTTGATGAAAGTCGTTGGCGTTATAATGACCTTTCCTACTGTAGAGGAACGTAAGCACGGACGTTGGGAAGGGGGCGGTGCTTACTACTGTTCTAATTGCAACTCATATGCCGCAACAGATGTATTTGGCGGCGGGTTGGATATTACTGAACAGCATTATTGTTATAATTGCGGGGCTATTATGGACGGTGAACCCGAATGAACATACTAAAGTTAGAAAGATCAATAGCTTTATTAAAACCAATCATTTGGAAAATGCCTATGAATAAGAAAAGAGAGGCTTATATGACTTTATTGACGGCTGCTCAAAAGCAGATACCGCAAGAAGTAAATTTGGTAGTCGAAGAGCATTTTATACCAAACTGTCCTTTTCCACAACAAATACCTAAAGGCTGGGCATGTCCTGTATGCGGACGTGAGGTAGATGATGGTGCTCACTACTGTAAATACTGCGGCCAAGCTATATGTAATGATTAAGGAGTGAAGACATGAATTATCCTGATCTAATAAAATGGATATTTGAATTTGTATATGAACATTGGATATTAACGTTTTTGTTTATATTAGTTTTAAGAAGGTTTAGTATTTTTACAATAAATCTATCAGATAAGAAGGGCGATACAAATGTTATTAACAATAGAAAGCAAGTTTAATATAGGTGATAATGTACATGTGCCTAAGGGAGAACGTAAAGTACTTGGTGTTAAATTAGATTCTAAAGGTATCTTATATTTGCTTGAAAGTGCAGACGGTACGAGAGAATGGGTGCGAGAATATTGGATTGTTGTGGGCGAACAAGAACATAAACACGAAGAGTTTGAGGAGGCTATTTTGAACCAACTTGTAGAAGACAACATAAATCCTTTTGGAGCATTATTTAGGCGATTTAGAAAGAAAAGCTAGAAGGAGACTGATATGCTAATAGAACAGTATATTAAGCATGTAGAGCGATACTTTTGGGATCGTAAGCAAATACAAAAAGTTGTTGATGAAGAAAAAGAGCAGCGTACTGCAAGGAAAGGGCATACGGGCGGTGGGGGGCATGCTTTTATCAGTAATCCAACAGAAACAGCAGCATTAAAAAACATTGAGCCAGTACGTATGATATCGTTTGGATATGGACCATATCAGTCGATAATAATGAACCCGGAGCTATGGCTTGAAGTTGTCGCAGAAACCTATAAGATACATGAGAATCAGCTTACTGGTAAAGTTATGTATCAAAAATATGAAAAAAGGAAGCCGATGAAAACAATTGCAGAATTAAACGGTGTGAATAGAGATACTTGTTATGAATTTCGCAAAGAGTTCCTTAGGGATGCTGTTGGTTTGGCGTTGAAAAAAGGTTTGATAAAATAAAAAAAGTTTCCGACATATTACCTGTTTTGATGAGTTAAAATAGTATTGTAAGTAAGTGGGCTTACAATAAAGCCATACGCAGTAATCCGCTCACTATCCGAGCAAGTTATAAACCGTATGTGCATATATTTGGCTATGGTGTTCGCCGTATGATGGCATATGATAGCTGCAATTTATCATATGAATGATGCGGATACTACCCATAGCTCCTACCGTGCGGCTTGCAGCGGTCGCACTGGTAGGTTCAAAACAACGGCATGAGAGACGGTAACTGTACGCAGCCCGTGAAGAAGCCCATAGAACGCAGAGCACCATATCTGTAGACTTGGGGTAGCCTTACCGTTGGGGTGATACAGCGGCATATTTAATCTACATAAATAATTTAGTCTTAAAAAGCCGTTGAAACACGGTAATATATATCAGAATTTAGCATATAACTTAATATAAACTGTTGGCAATGTGAATAATTTGCACATTGCTTTTTTATTTGCAAGGTGGTGATGGAATGAAGATGAACCTAACCAGCAAGATCAGGAAGATAATAAAAGCCTTAGAAATGAGAGGCTTTATATACCTCTATTCAAGGGAGCAAGTATATAGCCAGAAGCTATCTAAGGTATGTACTATGTACAGAATAGATTACCTCATGCCATGGGGAGAATACAAAAAGAAATTCCCGGATAAGGCAGAGCGAAAAAAGAATAAGGGTGTAAGCGTTAGGGTAGAAATGGCTCGGTCATTTAGAGAAATAGCTATTCTGTATTATTTGGTGAATGTATTAAAGGCAGGTGATAGTAGTGGATGAGATCAGCCAAGCACAGAAGAATTTTGTTGATTACTTTATAGAGAGTGGGAATCAAACAGAAGCCTATAAAAAGGCTTATCCAAAGTGTAAGAATGATAATTCAGCGGCGGCTAGTGCTAGTAAATTGCTAAGAAATAACAAGGTAAAGCAATATTTAGATGCACGAATGGCAGCAGTTGATAGTGATAAGATTGCGACAGCTGAAGATGTTCTTGAATATTTAACAAGTGTAATGCGTGGAGAAGAAAAGGACCAGTTTGGATTAGATGCTAGCTTGAGTGACAGGACTAAGGCAGCAGAATTATTGGGTAAGCGCTATATGCTGTTTAAAGAACAACTAGATGTAAATCTTGAAGGCGATATTGCTGGTTTAATTGCTAGCCGTCGCAAGAAGGGGGATAGCGATGTCTAGAGTTGCTTTATCAGAAAAGGATATAAAGGCATTAACAGACTTTCTTGGAAGTGTCAGTAAAGATCCTTTGGAATTCGTACGGCTTGCATTTCCATGGGGAGAACCAAATACTCAACTTGAAGATAAAGAAGGACCAGATATATGGCAGATAGAACTGCTGAACGATATCAAAGAAGGATTAAAAACGCCAGATCAGGTTATCCGTGAAGCCGTTGCATCTGGGCATGGTATTGGAAAGTCTGCTATGGTGGCATGGATTATTCTGTGGGCTATATCGACACATGAAGATACAAAGGGTGTTGTTACAGCTAATACAGATACACAACTCAAAACAAAAACTTGGGCAGAGTTAGCTAAATGGTATTACTTGTTTATAGCAAAAGATTTGTTCACTTATTCTGCAACAAGCATTTATTCTAACCAAGAAGGTCATGAGAAGACATGGCGTATAGATGCAATACCATGGAATGATAGTAACCCTGCAGCGTTTGCGGGTTTACATAACCAAGGCAAGCGAACTCTGGTTATATTCGATGAAGCTTCTGAGATATCAGATATCATTTGGGAAGTAGCTGAAGGTGCAATGACAGATGCTGATACCGAAATCATTTGGTGTGTGTTCGGAAATCCTACTCAGAGTAGTGGCCGCTTTCATGCTTGCTTTCATAAAAATAGAAGTTTATGGAACCGCAAACAAATTGATAGCCGAACTGTTAAGATAAGTAACAAGGCTGAACTTGAGGGTTGGCGGGTGCAATATGGCGAGGATAGTGACTTCTTTAAAGTTCGCGTCAAGGGCGAATTTCCTTCGGCGAGTGAGAAGCAATTTATTAGTACCGCCTTAGTTGATGAAGCAAGACGTAGGACATTGCATGAAAAGCAATTTAGATTTGCTCCTGTGATTATAGCTTGTGATCCTGCATGGACAGGCGGAGACGAAACAGTTATTTATCTTAGACAAGGGCTATTCACGAAAAAGCTCTTTGCGACTACTAAGAACGATAACGACATTGAAATAGCAGGTATATTAGCTAGATTCGAGGACGAATACAAGGCGGATGCGGTGTTTATTGATCTAGGCTATGGTACAGGAATCAAGAGTGCTGGTGACGCATGGGGCAGATCGTGGACACTGATTGCTTTTGGCGGGAAGTCAAACAGGCAAGACTGCAAAAATAAACGTGCTGAGATGTGGGCTAATATGAAAGATTGGTTGAAAGAAGGCGGGGTTATACCAGAAGATGACCAGACTTTAGCGGATGATTTAATGGGTCCTGAAACAGTACCTAATACTAGCGGGTTAATACAACTTGAAAGTAAAGAAGCTATGAAAAAGCGAGGTGTTCCCTCTCCTAATAGAGCAGACGCACTAGCTTTAACTTTTGCTCAATCTGTTGTAAGCAGGGAACAGGCGATAACAGAAGCACAATTTGATAATAGACAAAGGGTTTATGATCCGTTTGCCGGTATGTGAAGGGAGGTGAGACTATGCATAAGATTATGATGCAGTTACACGGTGGTGGCGGTGGAGGTGGCAGTGTTGAGCCTATAAAACAAAGCGCACCTGGCAGTACAGCAGCGGCCACTATTGATAGTGCGACAGAGGGAGAGAGACAAAGCCTGCTTCAAAAACTCTCTAAAGCTCGTGGCAGAAGCTATACCAATAAGACTGGTGGGCAGCTTACCTCTGATAGTGTCAAGAAAATGTTGTTGGGAGAATGATTATGGATATCAAAGATATGCTGCGTGACAGCGATAAATTAAGACGAAAACAACATACTATCTCCCAGCTTTATACATTGCGCAGCCAATATGAGCCAACGTGGAGGATGCTTAGCCGGTATATAAATCCGACAAGGGGCAGGTTTGAGGAAGATATCCAAAGCACAGAAGGGCATAGACGTGACGAATACCTTATAGACCCACATCCCCAAAAAGCAGTTGGTAAATGTGCAGCTGGTATCCACAGTGGGTTGACATCACCGTCAAGGCCTTGGTTTGAGCTTGGTCTGCAAGATGAAGAAAAAGCTAATTACCACGCTGTAAGGATGTGGTTAGATGATTGCCAGGAGATTATGAGCAGCATTTATTCTAAGAGTAATGCTTATAATATGCTGCAGCAGATTGAGGCTGAAATGGCTCAATTTGGTACAGGGGCTTCTCTGATGCTGGAAGACTACAATTATGGCATATGGATGCGGCCGTACACCTGTGGTGAATATGCTGGTGGTGTAGATGCAAGGGGGAGAGTTTATACGTTCGCTAGACGCTTCAGGTTAAGCGCAGACCAAATCGTTAAAGAATATGGTATTGATAACGTATCGGAAAGCGTGAAATCTGCTTATAAGAACGGAAATATCACAACATACTTTGATATTGAAATGCTTATAGAGCGTAATGATGATTATGATCCTAACAAATTGGCTTTAGGCAATTTCCCCTGGCGCTCATATCACTATGAAAAAGGTGCTAATGACAAATTCCTGAAGATATCAGGGTTTAGGGAATGTCCGTTCCTCATGCCACGCTGGACCTTGATTGCAAATGGTGTATATGGCTCTGGACCTGGTCATAATGCTTTGGGCGATTGTATGCAGTTGCAGAAGATTGAGAAGAATAAACTTAGGGCTATTGATAATGCTGCAGATCCGGCGATGGCATTTCCTGCTTCAATGAAGAAGCTTGACAGAATGCCAGGAGGACTAAATTTTTATCCTGATGGAACTGTACAGCAGGCTTATCCACTTGTAGACCCAAGAGCAAAGGCTTATGAAGGCATAGGAGCATTGTCACTGGAGAAACGGCAGTCGATATCTGAAACGTTCTATAATGATTTGTTTATGATGATTACATCTCAGGATGGACCTCAAATGACTGCGCGTGAGATTGCAGAGCGTCATGAAGAAAAGCTCCTGATGTTGTCACCAGTACTTGAGCAAATGCACAATGAGGTTTTAGAACCTATGACGCTCCGCACTTTTGATATTTGTTTGAGACATGGGTTGTTTCCGCCTATGCCGGAGGAGATTGACAAAAGCGAATTAAAAGTATCCTTCATTTCTATCTTGGCTCAAGCCCAGAAAATGGTTGAAATACCTGCTATTGAGCGTACAGTTGGATTTGTTGGTAATCTTGCTGCTGCTCAGCCTGAAGTGCTTGATATCATCAATCTTGATGAAGCTGTACGAGGTTTCGCAGAATCTACTGGTGTCAAAGAAAAGATAGTGCGTGATGAAAACGAAGTAGCTGAACTTCGCAAACAACGTGCTCAGGCACAGCAGGAACAAATGCAAGCTGAACAGATGGCTGCTGCTGCGCCTGCTGTTAGGGATTATGCTGATGCGGCCAGGTTGATGAGTGAAACATCTGCTAATGGTGGCAATGCATTAGATCAATTGCTGGGAGGCGGGATTTAATGAAAAACAAAAAAATGAATATGCTTGCACAACAAGCGCTGGACGACTTGGACGTTATTATGCGGACCGAGAACGGACGGCGTTTTATTTATTCCATTTTGGAAAGCACAGAGGTCGAAACAGCGGTTTTTTCAGCTGAGCCATACTTCAATGCCTTCTTATCAGGTAAACGTGCTGTAGGCGTTGATTTGTTAAAGAATATCCGGATGCTGAACGATGGACATTCTTTAGAAATGCTGATGCGTAATGAAGCAGAGAGCGCTAGACACCCTCCTGATTTAGAAGATGATGACCTTTTTAAAGTAGATAATGACATAGCGGAGGTAAGACATGAATAAGTTTACACAAATGTTTTTTGAAGCAGATGGTGCTGGTGGAGGCGGTGAACCTGCTCCTTCCGGTGACCCGTTTGTAACAGAACCTGCTCCGGAAGTTGAACCGAGTGGAGAGCCAATGCCTGCAGGTGACGGTGATCCTGTAACTACACCTAAAAATGTATTTGATGATCCTGTGCAAGAGCCTGTTGTTCCTGACAAATATGAGTTCAACCTACAGGAAGGGCTGGAACTTTCGCCTGAACTGGAAGCTGATTTTACAGCGATTGCTAAAGACGCAAAGCTTACTCAGGAGCAGGCTACTAAGCTGATTGATTTGCATAGCAAAGTAGTTTTAGACGTTATGCATAAGCAGGAGGAAATTGTAGACGGTTGGACTGCTGAATGCCAAAAGCAGGGGCTTATTTCTCGTGAGAACATTGCTGCTGCTAAATTAGCTGTTAATACTTTTGGCGGTGGTGAGGCTATGCAGGTACTTGTAAATACAGGTGTGGCCAATCATCCGGCAATACAAAAAATGTTGCAAAATATTGGAGGCTTGCTTATGGAAGACCAACCGCCTGATGGGCAAGCACCTAAATCTAAGGAACTGGACGACGCCGAGTTGTTTTTCCCCGGCGGCGGGTTCAAATAAAAATATTAAGGAGTGGTAAATAATGCCAGATTTGACAGGTTTCGCAACCCTTCAAGACTTTGCGTCTCGTCAAGGGTTCGACAAAAAGTATCAAAGAATTATTGAACTGCAAACCAAAACAAATAAGATTTTAAAAATTATGCCGTTCAAAATGTGTAACTCTAAGGACTATGAGGAAGCTACATTGCGTTATTCTCTGCCGGAAGTAGCGTGGAGAATGATTAACCGCGGGACTAAGCCGAGCAAGTCTAAAACTAAGCAAGTATCTTTTACTTGCGGTGAGATGGAAGCGCTGGCTGAAATCGACGAAAAGCTTGCACGAAAGAATAATATGCAGGCTTCTTGGATGATGAGTGAGAATGCTGCTTTTCTTGAAGCAATGAACCAAGAAATGGCGACTACGCTTTTCTATGGCGATGAGAAGATCAACCCTGCAGGATTCACTGGTTTAGGCGCTTATTTTTACAGTAAGACCAATCAGGAAGATATTTGGGCAGACCAAATCATTGATTGCGGCGGCACAGGTGATAATCTGACTTCTGTATGGTTTGTAGGCTTTGGAGAGCAGCAGGTATACGGCTTGTTTCCAGAAGGCGATACAGCAGGTTTTACGCATGAATATTTGGGTAAACAAAAAGTAACAAATGATAAAGGCGAGGTATTCTTTGCTCATACCAATAAATATAATTGGTCCATGGGCCTTGCGGTTAAAGATCCTCGTTATGTTGTGCGTTTGGCCAATGTTGATTTAAAAGATCCTGCTACTACTACAATCTTCGACAAATTGATCGAGGGTTATTATCAGATTGAAAATCCTGATAATGTCAATTTGCAGATCTTCTGCAATAAGCAGTTTGAGGCTTTTATGGCTAAGGCTGCACGTAATGACAAAAATACTATGCTGTCTATTGATACAGTTGAAGGAAAACCTGTTGTTAATTTCTGGGGCGTTCCGTTCCAGCGTTGCGCAGCTATTCTGAATACTGAATCTCAGCTTGTTTAAAAAGGAGGAATATAAAATGGCACGTATTGATGCTCAATTATTGCTGTCTGAGAATCAGGCCGTTACCGGCGCAAGCGCAAACAGCAATGTTATTGATTTAGGAAGTACAGGCGGGTTTATGCATCCGCTGTACTTTGACGTAAAACTGACCACACCAATGACTTCCGGCAAGATTACTAAGGTTAAAGTACAATCTGCTGTAACTGAGGGGTTTGATAGTCCTGCTGATGAGGTTGAGGTAAGTGTACCTGATTCTCTGATTCAAACAAGGGCTTGTACTGTGGCACAATTCTTTTCTCCAATCAAATATGGTAATCGTTATATTAGATTGGTTTACACAGCTAGTGAGGCTGTGGGTGGCAAGGTCTTTGCTTATATGACTGACGGCATTCAGGTAACTTTATAATGGCTACTTACAAAGTAAAGCGTAATTGTTTTACTTTGGGTCGTATGTATAGACGTGATGATATTGTAACGCTTGCAGATAATATTAAGGTTCCTGAACATTTTGTGAAACTTAATAGACCAGCAGCAGTATCTTCCGGTAATGACGATCCGCGTTATCTCCAATATGAAGCAATGAACTTTAATGATTTAAAAGAATTGGCCAAAGAACAGGGAATAAAAACAAGTCAGAAATCCAGGGAATCTATTATTAATGAATTAGTGGCACTGGCGCAAGATTAAATCAGCCGGGGGCATATGTCCCCGGCTTTCTTTATAACAGAGGTGAAATTATGGATAAGGTTGAGATTTGTAATATTGCACTTAATCATATAGGCGTAGCTACAATAGAACGACTTGACGAAGCCAGCGAACCGGCACGAGTATGCCGTCGCTGCTATGACTATGTTAGACAGGCCGTATTAAGGAAATTCCCATGGACATTTGCTACAAGAAGTGTACAGTTAGCTGCTCTTCAAGATGTGCCTCCGAACTGGAAGTATGCATATCGTTATCCTGCTGATGCAGTATGCCTGAGAATGATGTATAATGAACATTTTTGTGGTCTGCCGAGGGATAGCCAATATAAAATCGTTTCGGATAAACAGGGGAAAGCTATTTATACTAATATCGGCAATGCCTGGATTGAATACACTGTAGATGTTACTGACGCAGATTTGTATGATGCTCAATTTGTAGAGGCATTTGGATGGAAGCTCGCTGCAGAAATTGCTTATGCGTTGACTGGAAAATTGGATTTAACGCAGATGTGTATCCAGGCTTATAACGCTTATTTTGCAGAAGCCAGCTCTACTGACGCTGATGAAGAACATTTGCTGGATCCGCACATTGACAGATTAGCGGCAGCAAGATTTACGGGGGCATAATTATGGCACTCTATCAATTAAAATCAAGTTTTGCCGGCGGTGAATTGTCACCGTCTATGTATGGACGTACTGATATTGCTAAATATGACAGCGGGGCTGCTGTTTTAAGAAATTTTTTCGTTCTGCGTTATGGTGGCGCTGCTAATAGACCAGGCTTTAAGTTCATAGCGCAGACTTATAATAATAAAAAGGCTGTGCTAATACCATTTATGTACAGCACAGATCAAAATTATATTGTTGAAATTACTGCTGGCAGATGCCAGTTTTATACAGATGGTGGTATTGTTGTTAAAGAAGATGGCACACCATATAGCATAGAAAACTTTTTTTCTGATAAAGATTTAGAAGATGCCGCAAAAATAAAATATACACAGAGCGCTGATGTTCTTTTCATTGTTCATCCGGCACATGCGCCGATGACACTTACAAGATATGGCAATTTAGATTGGCGCTTTGAGGCAATGGATATTACAGGCGGACCGTTTGATGAAACTAGGTATAATAATAATAGCATCATTACTAAAGTATTAGAATGGAGAAAACCAGGTGCATATAATATAACAATACCGTCTTCGGCGTTGTCAATAAATATTGAAATGGCTGGAGGCGGTGGCGGCGGTGGCGGCGGCATAGAAAGAAAAACTGAACATCTTTCAACCAAATTTAGTGGTGGAACAGGTGGAAGAGGTGCTTTTATAACAAAAGAAATATTAGAAATACCTTCTGAACCAATTTCTTTAATAGTTGGTGCAGGAGGTACAGGTGGACAAGGAAAACAAACTGGAATTGCTGGTAGTGCTGATAATGGTAATAGTGGTGGGACTTCCAGTGCTTTAGGAATCAATGCATTGGGTGGCGGTGGCGGAAAAGGTGCAACTGCTGCTGATGATGGTGGTAATGGCACAAGTTATGGATCCGGTGCTCTTGGTGGCAATGGTGGCTATGGTAATGTTAGTGGTATGAGTGGTAATGATGGTTGGATTAGGCTTTCATACACTTTATCTATTGGCAATAATGCAACAGTAAAAGCTTCGGAGGTGTATGGTGACATAACCCTGGCTGCTTCTTCGGCTATTTTTTCCAAGGGTGATGAAGGGAGTCTTTTTTCTCTAACTCACTTTTTAGAAACAGATTACAAAAAAGGGACACCAATTAGTACAGGTGGAGATCTGCAGGTTAGCGTATTGCCGAAATCCAATGTCTATGTAGAAAGTTTTGGTTTTTGGGATGGTAATTTTAGTTTGGAAAAATATGATCCTGTTTCTTTAAAATGGGTGAACATAAGAACACAAAGCGGGAACAGAAGCCAGAATTATAGCTTGACCGAGGAGAACACGTCTGAAAGTATTGCCAGTTACAGAGTTACTTCTACTGAATTTAATACAGGCGTTTGGAGCGGTGAAAATGAGAAGCAGAGAGGCTATATAACCATTCAAAGCATCGGCGGAGATTATACGGGCCATGTATTGATCACTGAATATGTCAGTCCTACAGTAGTGAAAGGTACTGTAAAAAAACAGTTAGCTTCCACAGATGAAACCCGCGATTTTGCTTTTGCTGCTTGGAATGGTGAAAAAGGGTATCCTTCTGCAACAGGATTTTATGAAGACCGGTTAGTATTTGCGGGAAGTAAAGGATTTCCGCAGACGTTCTGGACAAGTAAAACAGGAGACTATTATAACTTTGGAACAAGCATACCATCTGCCGATGATGATGGAATTACGGCTACTTTAAACGGTGGACAAATGAATGGCATTAAGGCAATTATAGCTTTTGGTGAAATGCTGCTGTTAACAGCCGGCGGAGAATTTAAAGTAAGTGGCGGCGGCAAAGCCATTACAGGAAGTAATGTTTTAAGTCAACCGCAGGAATATAGGGGGGTGTCAGATGTTAATCCTGTCACTATCGGCAGCAGGATTATTTATGTGCAGCACCAGGGCAATATCATACGTGACCTTGCTTACAGCTATGATGTTGATAAATATACCGGTGATGATTTAAATTTATTGGCTTCGCACTTGTTTGAAGGGCATAAAATAATATCTATGACCTATCAGCAGATACCTAACAGTATTGTTTGGTGTGTGCGTGATGATGGTTTGCTGTTAGGGCTTACATACATCAAGGAACAGGATATCTACGCATGGCACCAGCATACCACGGCAGGCGGGAAGTTTGTTAGTGTATGTAATATCGGAGGGTCAACAGAAGATAAGTTATATGCAGTAATTGAGCGTGGCGGGCAGTATTATGTGGAAATAATGGAAAGCCGTGATAAAAGTACTAATGTAGAGGATCAGTTTTTCGTCGATAGTGGGATAACCTATGAAGGAGAGCCGACCGATGAAATATCAGGCCTTGAGCATTTAGAAGGTTATACTGTGGCTATATTGGCAGATGGAAATGTACTTCCTCAGCAAACTGTAGAAAACGGCAAGGTTCTTCTTGGAAATAAATACAAGAAGGTCCATGTAGGGCTGCCTATAGATGCGGAAATAAAAACACTGCCTATAGATTTTACAGCTCAAGATGGCACATATTTAAGTCGGAAGAAACGAATTGCTACAGTTACATTATTACTTAAAGATAGCCGTGGTGGATTGTTTGGAATGAAGGAGAATGAGTTAGATGAATTTAAATGGCGCAGTAATGAAGACTATGGGGAACCGATTGATTTACAAACAGGTAAGTTTAAAGTAACGATCAAGTCTGCTACTTATGATGAAACTCAGCAGATAATAATTAAACAGCCTGATCCGCTGCCAATGACTGTATTATCTTTGATTCCGGAAATAGAAGGGTAAGGTGTATTATGGCAAAGTATGAATTTGTAAAGCCAACAAGGGCAGATGCTGAGTATATAGCGGCTAATCTTAAGACAGATAATTACCGTGAACTATTTTGTGCTATTGGCCCTAATGCTCTTGATGATATTTTAGATGGATTGAAGCACAGTGATGAAATCGGCTGCCTGCATATCAACGGCGTACCCGCTGCTGTATATGGAGTGAGAAAAGCTTCGATAATGAGCGACGAGGGTCGCGTATGGCTGCTTATGACGAAGGAAACGGAGAACCATAAGGTATTTGTCGGAAGGCAGACTAAAAAGGCTGTAAGAGGGCTTTTAAAGAGATATGACAGGTTATATAACTGGGTCAATGTTGGAAATGATAATATAATGCGTTGGCTTAAATGGCTTGGCGCAGAAATACATGAACCAGCGCCACATGGAGTTTATAATCTGCCGCATCACTTTTTTGAGTTTAGAAAGGATGATGAATAATGGGCGTAGCAGCAACAATAGGCGCCACTCTTTTGGGTGGCTTTATTTCGGGCAGAGCGCAGCAGCAGCAATATAACGCTGCCGCTCAACAGGCAGAGGTAAATGCTCAGATAGCGAATCAGAACGCAGATAAACTGCAGGCACAGGCCGAAGAACAGTCTAAGTCAAATACTATCAACGAAGAAAACAAACGCCGTCGTATGAACGCTATGTTAAGCCAGCAGAGGGCTAATATAGGTGCTTCCGGTATAACAGCTTCAGGCAGTGCGGCAAACGCTTTAGCTGACAGTGCGTATAATATGGAAACAGAGCTTGCTATTGAACGCTATAATTCAAGGCAAGGCGTTGAGAATATTTTTCAGCAGTCTACCGACCTTGTTAATCAACGTGATATCTATAATCAAAATGCACGCAATTACCGTAAAGCCGGTAAGCGTGCACTTATGAATAATATGCTTATGAGTGGGTTATCCCTTGCAGGTAGTTTATACAGTCCTAAGAGCGCAGGAAAGCAAGGTGCTTCCTCGTATGGAAAAGGAAGTGACGGGTATGGATGGGGTAATAGTGGTAATATATCTTTAGGCGGTTATGATTCTAGTAAGTGGAAAACTACTTATGGTACAAGCACAGGTTATAACTGGATTTAAGAAAAGAGTACCAAGAGAGTGGTAAGAGAGTGTTGCATTAGTACGAAATGTATTATATAATAAACGAAAAGAGATAGTCAGTGGTCGCACGCTGGCTCTCCCTCATAATTGTAAAATGTGAAAAGAGATAGTTTAACGTGTGGTAGCGTTAGCTCATCTCGTAACAAGAATGTGATTGAAAACGAGCCCGCGACCTTACGTTGGGCTTATTTTCTTGCTATTTTACGGCAAGAATAATGGTAGCCACGAGAATACCAAACGCTATCATTAGGGATAATGCTTGATATATGCTCATAGGATCACCACCAATCAGTTACGGACTGATAAGCCAACATAGTTAAACTATCTCGGACAACATTATAACACACCTTTAAGCGCTTAACAATTTGTTAAAGCGCTTTTTCTATACCCAAAAGGAGGCTAGAATATGGCAATCGACATTTTCCAAGTAGGTGCGCAGTTAGGAGCGCCGGCAAGTAAAGTATCTAATGTCCGCTATGATAACAGCGGTCAGCAGGCTGTTGCAAGAGAATCATCCCAGACCGGTAGAATTATTCAGGCCGGTGTTGAGCATGTAAGAGAGCAGATCATAAGAACCGACGTTCTGCAGGCTAATAATGAGTATGTAAAACGTACTAACGATCTAAGAATGCAGTTGATGCAGAAAAAAGAAAAAGGCGCTCTTGACATTGTCGGTGAGTATGAAGCTGGTGAAAGAAAGATACGCAGCGAGCTTATGGCTCAAAGTCCTCAAAGCGTAAAGTACGGCAAAGGTGCTATGTTATTTGATTACAGCACCCAGCAAACTGATAATGCTAATCGCAGAGTTTTGGGGCAATACAGAGCGCAGCAGTTTGAAGCCTGGCAGAATACTACTTTTGCTAATTCTATAAATAGTTCTGTTCAAAAGGCTGTTTTATCTCCTAATGACCCTGCAGTTATAGCCGATGTACAAAAAGAAATTGATTACGCCATAAATTCCAGATATGGAACATATGGAAGAGAAAGGCTTGATTTAGAGTATAGAAAATGGACTGGAGTATTAGGTCAGGCGTTGATAGACAGAAGTTATGCTAATGGCGATATAAATACGGCCGAAGCTTATGTTGAAAAATATGGTCCTTATATGGATCCGGGCGTAACAAGTGCCTATGCTAAAAATGTTTATGCTCGCAAACAAGAAGAACGGCTGTTTAACATGGGACAGAACCTTTATGCTACTTTTGGTGAGGATGAAGGCGCTGCACGTGATTATATCTTTGGCGATAATTTTAAAACAGAGGTTGATGGTAAGGCGATTGTAAAAGCAGCTAGTGCAGATATAGGTAATAATTATGGTGAGAATACTTGCACTATTAGTATCAATAGATGGTTGAGATCTGCTGGAGCTAAAGAAGGAAATACGTGGGCGCCAACCAATATGGAAGATGCAAAGGACAATGGAGTATTTTTTACCCAACGGAATCAGCTTCGAAATGGTGATATTGTTTATTGGGATTGGGAAGATAATGACGACAGCGATCATGTAGGGGTTTATGATGCTTCTACAGGAAAAGTAATTCAAAGCGGTACGCATGGAGTTGCTGCTTTGGATTTAGATCATTATAAAGTTTTAGGTTTTGCTCATCCGATAAGCGATGCGCCTACGTTGGAAGATAGGCAGAAGGCCTGGAACAATTATGTGCAACAGAAAAATATTAATGATGCCATTAAAACTAATCAGCAAAATATGATCATAAAAAATATAGAACAAAGATTATGGGATAATTTTAAAACAGGTATTATTGATTCGCAGGATATGAGAAATATGGTTTTTAGTGCTTCTGGTGGAGATGCAGATGTAGAACGGACGTTATTAAAATTCGGTGATGATTTAATAGGCATTCAGACAAAAGCTGCCGCTGCGGTATCTAATAGTGGCATTTATAAATCAATCAAGGATGCAATTACGAATAGCACTGTAACACCAGCCGAAGCAGTATCGTTAATCAACCAAAATGCAACAGTCTTGGGTGAAGCAGATAGAAGCAGGTTATTGGCTTTTGCTAGAAATCAAGATCCAAGAAATAAGGATGTTGATAAACGTTTAGCTATTACAATTGATGAAACTATTGATGATAAAGTGGAACGCGGAGATTTGCAGGCTTTTCTGGATAATGCATTGCAAGATATTACTGACCCTGATGCAAGATTTGCGACAGGGAACGAAGTTCTAAAAGAGGCGTTTAAAAATCGTGCTATTTATAAAAGCTTTAACAGTAAGCAACTTGAATGGGGTTCTTTAAAGAGTAGCCTTTCACCTAATCTTTCCCCTTATATAGATATTTATCAAAAACGTAACGGCAATAATATTGATTTGGGAAGTGCAAAAACATTTTTTGGAGCTATAAACCCTAATGATTTATATCAAGTATCGGCATTGAAAAAAGTTACAGAAGAAAATAGGCCTATGGATATCCAGGAGCTCAATAAGCAGATTGCTGCTATAGTTTTGAGCAATGGTGTAGATGCAGCTCCGCATTTACTGGAGATGCCACAGCAGAATGAAACCGCAGTACAGCAAAATGAAAGCACTCCATGGTTCAGTGATTGGGGAGCCAGTGAGCGTACTGGTTTGGCAGCAATGAATTTCAGTGATGCTATTGAATCTATCAAACAACGTCACTTAGCGGCATTAAGAGGAGAAATTAACGAGGAGTGGTAATATGGCAAGGTCTGTATTGTACGATGTAGCAGCGGCAGGAAAGTTTATACCAGACGATTTAAAGACTAAAGCATTACAAGGAGCTAATGCAAATAATATATCGCTTCAAATGGCAGCTCGTAATCCTGATTATTATTTACCTAAAAACTTTGATTATGACTGGAATAAATATGAGAAGATCGCACCAAGAACAGCAGAGGCGTTAAAAGACCCTGTGCTTATGAGCATTGCCGGTACTAAAGCTGCAGAATTTTGGGGCGAGCAAGAAATTAACTGGAAAAGTATTACAGCGCTGAAAAATGGTTTTAAGAATGTTGCTCGCAGCGGTTATGGTGCAGTTGCACTGCTTGCTGATTTGGGTGCAGATAAAAAAGATGTTGACTTGACAACGGAATCCAAGGTTTTTAGCGCAGATACAATAGGACGGCTTTTGTATGCTGTCGGTGGAGATAAGCTAAAAACTATTGGTACTGAAGCTAAACGCATTGGTGGCAGTGAAATATTTAAGCCGGAAGAAGTAAAGGCTGAAACTGCGGCAGGCCAGTTTTATTATGACTTACTGCAGAATGCACCACAATTAGCGGCACAGGTCGGCGTTGCAATCAGTACAGGCGGCTGGAGTGCTGCTGCTTTTATGGGCAGTCAGATTGCAGGCGGCCAATATTTAGATCTTACTGAAGCTGGGGTATCTAATGACAGAGCCAGAGCTGCGGCGTCTTTAAACGCTGTTGCACAGTCTGCTCTTGAAAAAGTGGGCTTGGGCAAAGTCATGGGAGCAGGAGCAAGAGCCGCTAAAATCGCAACTATGGGCGGTAAGACCAAAGAAGTTTTTAAAACTGCATTGACAGAAGGCATTACTGAATGGATTCAGGAATACCCGGATGCTGCTGCTGAAATATGGGCTAAAAATGCGAATCTTTCCACTCAAGAGCAAATACTTAAATTTTATCAGGAATTTGGAGAAATCACTAAAAGAGGCGCTTATTCCGGTGCTATTGGTGCGGTGTTTGGTGGTCTTGGAGGTTCGGTAAGCATTGCCGTAGACCGTAATGCAAATAGAGTTATGCAGGAGCAGGCTGTACGTACTGCGGAAACGATGAAAAACAGTAAGGACGTAGATATTACCGCCAGCAAACTAGTACTGAACCAAACGACAGAAGAAAAGGCTTATGTAGATGCTGAAACCCTTTTTACATATGCGCAGGCAAATCCTAACCTGGATGTAAAAGATACCTTTGGTATAGAGGTTTCTGAACTGCAGGCTGCTGCTGTTCGTGGTGAGGATATTGAAATGCCAATGGGTACGTATTGTGCGGCAGAGGCTCAAAATCCTGGCTTTTTCCAGGCTGTAAGCAATAACGTAGCTTTTGAACAGGGTGGTTATACAGAAGAACGCGCCAGAAATAAAAAAGCTCTCCAAAGCGCTTATAAAAAAGCGTTGGAGAACGACGAGGAATTTAGAACTGCAGTTGATACTTTTAGAAATGAATTGACCGAAGCGGGACTAAATCAAAAGGAAACAGGTGACGTCCTGGCTATTTTAACCAGCCGTGCAATGATTGCTAATCCTGATGACCCTATGCAGTATTTCAGAGATAACCCTTTAAGCTTCAAACGAGTTATCAGCACTCCTAATGGCCGGTATATGCAAACTAAAAGTGCTAACGAAAAATTGCTTGAGGATGAAAATAACTTTTCTGGTATCGTAGATGAATATACTGCTGGGAAAATAAATGATACTAAAACCTATAATGTTATGACGACACCTCTTGCATTGGGACTTGCGGGCGGTAAAATTTTGCCTGTGACTATTGACGGAAGTAAGATTAAACACATTTTTGACGGACATTCTGATGGTATGACACCGGAGCTGTTGAAACAAATTCCTCGCGCAATGGCTGACCCAATGATGGTATTAGATTCTTATTCTGGTCGTAAAATTGTAGTGCTTGATTTAAAGGACAAGCAAGGATCTACCATTATTGTTCCTTTAGAACTTGATGTAGAGCGTAGTTGGTATAAAGTTAATGCAATTACGAGTGCGTACGGTAAAGGCGGAGAAAGTGGTACAGATTATAACTGGTTTATAGAACACAATCTAAAAAAAGGTAGAGTATCATATATAAATAAAGAAAAGACTGCCAAGTGGCTACCTTCTCCTAGCAGCGATTCCGCTAGCAGAATAACCGATCTTGACAGTCTTCTTAATAATAGTATACCAGATGAAAATGCACTCCGCAAGAGACGAGAAGAAATGCAGGGATACTACCAGGCCGAAGGGAAAACTAAAGGCGCTATCACCTGGGACGAAGAAGGCAAAGCAATTATCAGCCTGTTTGAAGGTGCTGATATGAGCACTGTTATTCATGAAGCTGTCGGACATTACTTTATTGAGAATCTCATGCGTGAAGGGGCTCTCCCTAATGCTACAGAGCAGATGAAAAAAGACCGTCAGACTATGCTTGATTATGCCGGTGTCACTAAAGACTGGGATAGCTTGTCGCAGGAAGAAAAAACAGCAGCACATGAACGCTGGGCAGAGGCCGCAGAAACTTATATGCTTGAAGGCAAGGCGCCCTCAAAAGAGCTGCAGCCGGTATTTAACAGGTTCAAAAAATGGCTGCTTGCTATTTATAACGCCGTTTTTTCGGATAAGCGCAGTAAAAATGCTGTTCCAATCAACGATGAAGTAAGGCAGGTTTTTGACAGGATGCTGGCAAGTGAAGAGCAAATATCAGAAATGGAGCGTATTGACGGTTATTTTTCTGCTTTGCCAGATGTTGTGTTAGATACACTTTCAGAACCACGCAAGCAAATGCTGCGTAATTTTGCTGCTAAAGCTCACGATAAGGCAGTACAGTTATTAACAAAAGAAAGCCTTGTTAATTTCAATCAGGAGCGTAAAGACCGGATTCAAAAATATCGTGAAGATGTAGAGCCGCAGGTCAAAGAAGCGATTGCAAAACAGCCGTTATATATGGCTTCGGAGCAGATACTTGATATTGCATCTGATTTAAAAACAGCGAAGGGCGTAGCTAACAGATATTTAGAAGGTAATTTTGATGAAAGTAAAATGGCAACTTTTGATATGATAGCTGAAGCTAATGGTTTTACTTCCGGTGACGAGCTGGCTAAAACGATTATGTCAGAACCATCTTTTAATGGTGCGGTTAACAGACATATTGATGAAATGGTGCAAGACGCCTTCCCTGATATTTACAAAGAGAGAGGGCTTGCTGAAGAAGCTGCACGTGATGCTATGTATAATGACGAGAGCGGTCTTTTGATAAATACAGAAGCACAGCTTATTGAGGATAAAGCACAAGGCTTGTTAAAGGGTCAGCGTGATGCTGAAACTCTTAGAAAACTTGCTGTTGCACGCAGGCAAACAGCTAAAATCCAGGCGCAAATGGACCTGCAGAATAGAGTAAAATTAAAGGAGGCTTTGAATACCCAAAAGTATATTACTGCCGAAAGAAACGCTGCGGCTAAAGCTGCTGTGGCATTGGAAAATGATGATTATTCTGCTGCGGTCCGATATAAAAACGTCCAGGCGTTTAATCATGCTTGTGTAGTTGAAAGCGTAAGACTGCGTAATCAGTATGCTAAGTGGCAGAATTATTTCAGGAAGCAGGCTAAAGCTAAAAGGGAAACGTGGGGTAATGAAAGAAACTTTATTCAAGCAGCAGCAATTATGGAAAGGTTCGGTTATAAGCGTAAAGATTATTCTGATTTTGAAAAGACAGAAACTTTATCAGACTATCTGAATGATATGGATGATCTTTATGACAATGTTGCAGTTGCCGATTGGATAATGGATGAGGATGTTAGCATTACAAATCCTCGTGAACGTATGACGGCAAGCCAGCTTGAAGATGTAGTAAATGCGCTTAAAAATATCAAAGCGATCGCTAAACAGGAAATGAGTATCAATGCTTTACAGAAAGGTGCTACCTATGCTGAATTTAAAGCTGAAGCACAGGAAACACTTAATAAGCTGAAAACTATCTGGAAACCGCAGGTTGGCGTTGCACAGCAGCCTACAGTAATGGAGAAGCTAAAAGCATCTTTGCGCAGTACGGACAATCTTTTTGAAATGATGGACGACTGGCAGTATGGATTTTTCAGCAAACATTTTGGCGCAGCTATTAGAGAAGCGGCCGATAATGAAACAAGAAAAATTTTAGAATATGAGGAAAAAACAGCGCAGGCTTACAGGGAATGGCTGCCGGATAAAGCTGCAGAAAAGGCGGCCGATTATCAGGAAAAATATGACGAGCTAGGTACTTCTGTAGATAAGCATGTTTTATTAAAAATGCTTATGAATTTAGGCAACGAGAGCAGTGCCAGAGTATTGTGCAGCACTAGACCGGTAGGTTTTGAAAGTTCTGCTTTGTGGGTAGATGGCGATATAGTACAGACTAAAATCAATTTGCTTGACTTCTTAGGGCGTAATCTTACTGAAGCGGATATAAAATATGCACAGGCTAAGATAGATATTGCAGAGATGTACTGGTCTGAAATGGAAGCTCTTGAAACTCGTTGGACAGGTTTTAGTCCTAAGAAAGTAGAAGCGTCGCCTGTAGAGCTGACGTTATCAGACGGCAAGACTGTTGTTATGCGTGGCGGTTATTTCCCGCTGATGCGTGACGGTGATACTGGTTCTAAACACGCTGGGCAAGAAGTTATTTCTGATACTGACCCCAGACAAGGCCGCAATATTAGAACAATGAGCACCAGACGAGGCCATTTAAAAGAACGTGTTAAGGCTAAATATCCTGTTAATCTAAAACGTGGAGCAGAGTTTAATGTTGCTATGGATGCGATACATGATCTGTGCTTCCGTGAGGTTATGGGCGATTTCCGCAAAATTATGAACGATCAGGAAATGTATACTCTGATTAAAGAAAAATTAGGACTGGCCGATTTCTCCGCCTTTAAAGAATATCTTGAACGTGCGGCAAATCCTCAAGGTACTAACAGCGGTTCTGTTGGTGAAAGCTGGATGGGCAGTGTTGCTAACTGGCTTAGGGCTCGTACTGTAAATGCTGCTATTATGCTTAATCTTAAAACTGCCGTTCAGAACTTGGGTAATCCCTTGCTTTATGGTAATGCTGTAGATGGTTTTGGATATAGTGATGTCGTTGCCGCTGTGAGTAATTACAGTATGAATATGCAGCTTGCAGAGGGCTATAAATCGGCTAAGGAATTTGTTTACAGCAAATCCCCTTGGATGAAAGAAAGGTCTGTGCTTCCTGATATTTCCCTGCGGGATATGAAAGAAATGGAAAGCCTGAATCCTATAGAAAAGAAAGCTGTTGAATTTGGCACAAGATTGCTGGTCGCTACTGATAATCTTTCTGCTATTCCAGTATGGATGCAGGCGTATGGCAAAAAAATAAGGGCTGGTGCAGGCGAAGCAGAAGCTGTGGACTTTGCCAATACGGTTATTAGACGTACACTTGGCAGCAGCAGAGTTACGGAGGTTGCACCGCTTTTGCGTGGCGGACCTATGCTTAAACTGTTTACTACCTTCCAAGGCTTCTTCAATACACAATATAATCAGTGGGCCAGAGAGTATAATATCTTCTTAAAAGAAAAAGACATAATGCGTCTTACTTCGTTTGTGGGAGCTAAGTTTGTAATGTTTGCTTTTATAAACTTGATGTTGTCGGCCGAAGATCCATTTGAAGAAGATAAGGATGAATATCAAAAGATATCAAAAGAAATGCTTACTTACCCTATGAGTTTAGCCGGACCGGTTGGACAGGTTGGTAATGCTATCTGGAGCAGGGCTTTAGGCATGCAGACTTACGGGTATAGAATGACTGCAGTACAAGGCACGATAGAGCAAATGGAACGTGCTGCCGGTAAGGTACAAAAGGTTTACCAGGGCAAAGCAGATTATGACGAATTGGTTGAGCCTACTGCTACATTTGTTGGAACAGCATTAGGCGTGCCTGCACAGTTAAACAAATTATTCTTTAACGGATATGATATCTTGTTCAATGGTATGGAGCCAGAAGTTGGCGACATCTTTAGACGTCGGCCGAAAAAAGAACGGTAAAATAAAAAACCCCCTCAAATTTGAGGGGGTTTTTTTAGGTGCACAAACTTTTTAAACTTTTTTCTAGGTTTGATTTTATTCTTGCTATATCATTAGCAGTATCTTCTAATATTTTATTTGTAAAACCATCGTTCGGATATTGTGCTGGTAATTTGGCTAATGAATAAGATAAAATTCTAGCTTTTACTCTTGCTAAAACTAATTCTTGAGTTTGTTGAAGGATATGCTCACATAATATCTTATCTTTGATAGATGTAGATGGTGTAAGTTCAGCATTTTTTATAGCTACTTTCATGAGTAATGCCTCTGTATGTAAATTATCTAAAAATGTTATTGGCATGACCCATTCGTTATCAAAATAAGTCGTTTTAGAATCCATATTGTAGTTGAGTGATTTAAACGCTATTTTTATACTTGTATTAACGTCTTGATTTGTAAAATACAGTGATTCATTAGCTAGAACGATATTAGTAAAAGAGAATAGAATAAATAGCATTAGCAATATTTTTTTCACAATAACCCTTCTTTCATCTTTTTCACAATTATAACATAATTGTAATTTGTATGGTATAATCGTGTTGAAAACTGAAAAGCCAATTTTTAGGAGGTCGTTTATATGGAATTTAATAGATTTACTTCATATGCAAAATTTTTATCATCAAAAATGAAAAAAGAGTTTATAGAAGATAAAATAACTTTATCTTTATTAGATTATACAGATAAAGTTTTTAAAATGTATGCTACATCTCCAACGTATACTCCAGCAATGATGTTTGTGATATATGAAAATGTTTATAATAAATTAGGAAAATTGCGTTTTCCTAAAAATGCAGAGTATACTTTTGAAAAATATATGACAATTATATATATGTCATCCGTTGAGGAATTATATGATAGTATCCTTCGGGATTTAGTTGCTATAGATAGGAGCTTAGATATTAGAATAAAAGGACGGATATTTTTCTTTTTTTACTTTTTATATGATGGTGAACGAAAAAAATACTTGACGACAAAGTTTATAGAAGAACATAAAATAAAAATGTATAAAAAATTAGAAATTTTTGATAAAGAATTTGATGAAAGTTTGTTATATGATTAATTCGATAAGACGTACTTTAAAAATATTAGGGTACTTTTATTTTTATTCTTGACTTTCGGCAGACAATAATGTAATATGATTATGGCAGACAAAAGTGAGGTGAAGAAATGGCTGCAAAAATTGGTCGCCCTACTAATAATCCTAAAGAAGAGCGTGTTACTGTTCGGTTAGATCAAGAGAGCATAGAAATTTTAAATAATTATTGCCAAAAAACTGGAGAAAAACGCGCAGAGGCAATTCGAAAAGGGATTAAGGGCCTAAAAAATAAATAAGACTGGCCGCCGTCGAAAGCAAAAACCAGTCTTATAACCAGAAGCTTCAGCTTCTAAGAAATATTGTATCATAGAAGCTGACTTCTTTCAAATTGAAAGGAGTTAAAAAATGAACAATTTGCAAACACTAACTTTAGACAGCCGTGAAGTAGCAGTAATGCTTAACAAAAGACATGACCATTTATTGAGAGATATTGATACTTATATTAGCTATTTAGGTCAAAACCCAAAATTGGGTTCTGATGATTTTTTCAAAGAAACATCTTATAAAGCTGGTACTGGCAGACGTTATAAAATCTATCAAATAACCAAGAAAGGCTGTGAGTTTTTAGCTCATAAGCAAACCGGTCGCAAAGGATCGTCGTTTACCGCATCTTATATCAACCGTTTTCACGAAATGGAAGCACAGCTAAGCAAAAAGCCTTTGCAGCAAACACTTATTGAAGAACCTTATAAGCCTACGGTAAAATATTGGAAAGGCGTACCGGTGTTAACTAAGTTAGACGTAGCTATGATTTTAAATGTTGATGCGTCGGCGATTCAAAATTATATTCGTAGACCGTGGTTTATGACAGAGAATGTAGATTTTTACTTTTTGCGTGGACATGACTTATTCGAGTACCGCAGAGAGAATAAAATCAAGTCTACAATCGCTGCCTTAATAGTACTTACCGAAAGTGGAGTTAGAAAGATATACGAAGCGAGAAATCGAAAATTTACACCTGCTGAATTGTTCCCAGTAAAATCGTCGTGTGAGCCACAAAGACCTATGCTTGTTAATGCGCCTATGAATATGGAGCTGCAGAAGAAGATAAAGGATTTAGAAGGCAAGCTGATTGCTTTGCATGAAGTATTAAAACTTTATAACTACTGTAACACGCCTGAAAAATCGCAATGCTTCGCCACAACAATAAAAGACATAGGTATAAAAATATCGTGTGATGCACTTGATGTAATCAATACAAAGCTTAGTTTAATTCCTGCCGAGGGTGTCGGTTAAATCTACTCCCTTCCTGTTGGGTATTTAAAATTTTAAAAAGTTTCCGACAAAATGCCCTTTAACAAGAGTTAAAATAGTAATGTAAGGTTATTGGATATGAGAGCAGAGGCGATGTAAAAAAATTTAAAAATGTATCCGACAAAACCACTATAAAAATGAGTTAAAATAGTATCATAAAGTTAGTTAGAACTTAATAGAAAGCGCTTACTTCGGTAGGCGCTTTTTTATTTGGAAGGAGAGACGATTTATGGAAAATTTAGTGCAAATCATTGATAGGCAGGTAGTTGTTTCTAGTCGGCAGGTTGCTGAAAAGTTTGGTAAACAACATAAAGACGTTTTGGGAAATATTCGCAATATTTTAGTGGCGGAAAATTCCGCCACTAAATTTTATCAGGAAAGTATCCACGAATATCGCGGGCAAAGATTTCCTGAGTACCTTATGAACCGTGACGGTTTTACGCTTTTAGCAATGGGGTTTACCGGTAAAGATGCGTTGCAATGGAAGCTAAAATATATTGCTGCTTTCAATAAAATGGAAGAATTGTTAAAAGAGCAGGAAGTAATTCCAAAAGATTTGCCGGCAGCTCTTAGAATGGCCGCTGAAATAGCAGAAAAAGCTCAGGCTCTACAAATTGAAAATACGCAGCAAAAGCAGATCATAAATGAAATGCAGCCTAAAGCAAGCTATTATGATTTGATTCTGCAAAACAACACTCTGATGTCGGTAACGCAGATTGCAAAAGACTATGGTATGAGCGCAAAGAAAATGAATAGCCTGCTTCATGAATTAGGTGTTCAGTATAAACAAGGCGGTATATGGTTTCTGTATGAAAAATATCAATGTGACGGATATACCCAAAGTAAGACTTTTCCTACTGCTGACGGTGAAAATAGATTTCATACTTATTGGACGCAGAAAGGACGCTTATTTATTTATCACTTATTGAAGAACCAAGGCGTACTTCCAGTTATAGAACAGGAGTGAAATTATGGATAAAGAGGCTATCATACAAGACCAAATAAATTTACTGTTGGAGGAGCAGAAGAAGGCTGTATCTTTGGACGAGAAGTTAAAGATAGCATCAACTATAGCCAGTATGTTAAATGCTACTGTAGTTAAAGATGCTCCGGCCTCAGCAAGAATATAGGGGGTGAGCATATGACTGTACAGAATACGATAGTTAAAGATATTTATGTTGGTAATGGAGCGACAACGAAATTCCCAATAACATTTCAGATGACGGATCATCCTGAATATATAAAAGTATATATTACAGGTGATGATAGCGTTGCCGTAGAAACGGAGAATTTTTCTGTCGATCTTGAAGCTAAAACAGTTACTTATCCAGCTAATGGCGATCCGCTGCCTGATGGTCATAAAATAACTATTTATCGTGAGCTGCCATTGTATCAGCTAATGAACCTGGTTAATCAAGGTCCGTTTTTTGCAGAGAATATTGAATTGTCTTTTGACGATCTAACTTTTATATGTCAGCAATTAAATGAAAAATTGAATAGAACATTATCTGCTGGTGTTGATGTAAATAATTTTAATAATACTTTTCCTGTAAAGGCTGGAATGAGTTTTAGAATCAACGATGCTGGTGATGGGCTTGTGCTGACGGAGGACCCGGCGAGGGTGTTACCTTTAGCTAAAGATGTATTAGAGCAAACGAAACAGGTCAAAGAGAGCGCCGTTAACGAAACAACAAATATTAAAAATACTGCAATCAAAGAGCTGACCGCTATAAAAGATGCTGCAGTAAATGAGACTACGGAAATAAAGGACGAAGCTGTTGCTGCTAAAAATACCGCTGTTGGAGCTGCGGCTACTGCGGCAGAAGATGCTGTTAATAACGTTCAAACGTTACTTGATGAAAAAGTGGCTGCCGCAGAAAACGCAAAAAGTGTAGCTGTTTCTTCTGCTGAATCAGCATTAGCAAGTAAAAATGCTGCGGCTGCATCACAGTCGTCTGCTACTGCCAGTGCGGAAACAGCCCAGGCTTCGGCAGAATCAGCTTCTAGCAGTGCTGATGCAGCATTAGCAAGTGAGAATAATGCGAAAGCTAGTGAAACCAAATCTGCAAAAAGTGAAGAAAATGCTAAGGCTGCTGAAACTGCTGCAGAAAATAGTAAAAAAAGTGCTTCAGATTCCGCTAGTGCGGCTTCTAGTAGTGCTGAATCTGCATTAGAATCTAAAACGTTAGCTGCAGCATCAGCAAATTCAGCTTCTGCGAGTAAGACAAGTGCAGAAAGCAGTGCTGAATCGGCAGCATCTTCAGCAACTACAGCTACAAGAGAGGCAGATAGAGCGCAGGATATTGCTGACAGCTTAGAAGGTTTAGCTGGCATTACTGGTATAGCGACAACAGATGAAGCTATTGCTGGTGTAGTTGATACTAAAGCAATGACGCCGTTAAAGACGAAAGAGGCTATAGAGCAAGGTACTAATGTTTTTACAGCTTTAAATACTTTCAGAGCAAACATTGCTGTATCAAGTGGCACAACAGCAGGCAGTCAAGGACAAATTATTTTAGGCAACAAACCCAAATCAGCAACAGTACAAGCGAATATTATATCTAGCACAACAGGGGCGTTAAACTATATTGCGACAGAAAACGCTGGACACTATTTCAGAATTGGCAATAATACTGCGTCTACATCAATAACTACTAACGACAGTGAAACAGCAATCCTTTCACATAATGCCTTTGAATTTGCGCGAATAACAAATGTCGGTGTTGCGAAGTGGTTAGGTAATGCAAATACCGCTACGAAACTAGAAACCGCCCGCACAATAAACGGCGTAGCATTTGACGGTACGAAAGACATAACCATATACAATACAGAAGGACACTTGGTGTTCCCAAATGGTGCTGAATTTTGGATAGGGTGATATTATGGCAGAATTAGCAAAGAAATTGAATTTTAAAAAAGATGGCGTGCAACAAACGGCGAAAGCCTACTCTACTACTGCCGAAGTTGGGGAACATTGGGTAAATGCTAAGATAGACGGCGTTCCTGCTTATGTTGCTATTGGAGATATAGCAGACAGCAGAGCGACAAGCGGTAGGGTTAAAGGTAGTGGTGGCGATTCATACGCTATATTAAACAGTGGAAAGCCTCCCTACAATAAGGTTGAATATAGAACTCCAGGTACTTATACTATTACATTTGCTGCTGGAGTTACAAGTGCTAAAGCAACTGTTGCTGCTGGAGGCGGCGGTGGAGGTGGCGGTGCGTATAATGGTACAGGAGGTACTGGTGGGCGCGGTAACCTAATTGTAGGCGTGAAATCAGTTACATCTTCTACACCTTACAGTGTTATTGTCGGAGCAGGAGGTACAGGAGGTGCTGGCGGGAGCGGAGCTTTTGGCAAAGGAAGCCAAGGGGCTAATGGTAATGCGTCATCTGCATTAGGGATAACGGCCAATGGCGGTGAAGGCGGTGGTGGTGCTTCGGCAAGCAGTAATGGTAGTACTGGAACTAGTTATGGTTCTGGTGGAGCAGGAGGCGCTGGTGGTAATAGTGCTTCTATAGGGGGGACTGGAGGTACTGGTAATACTGGTAATAACGGCTGGGTAATTATAGAATACGGTGGTGATATTTAAATGGCAAAAAATAGATTCGCACAGCCATTGTACGGCAAAATAATTTATATTTTTGAAACTAATTTAACAATGGAGCAGTTACCTACTATTTTCGATCCGTCTACCTATTGGATTGATGTAACAGGTTTAGACTGCGAAGTAGGTTATTTAGTTAGTTTCAAAGAAGGGGTAGGGCTTGTTTTAGCACCACCGCCTAACGAAGAATATACATTTGAAGAGTTAAAAGCCCAAAAGCTTGAACTTGTTGACGCATGGACAGCAGATAAAATTACTGGCGGCTTCATATCTGAATGCACCGGTAACCCTGTGAGGTATGATAGCGATAAGGATACTCAGCTTACGATGCAGGGAATTGCACTGAATGTCAGCACAGAACGTTTTGCAAACGAATATCCTTTGGGATGTCCAGTCCGGGGCTATAAAGAAGGAGAAACTGAAAAAACAATACAGTATCTTAACGCTGCTCAGGTATATACCTGGTGTGCTGATTTATCGTCTCATATAGGTGCTTGTAAGCAGCAAGGATGGATTAAACAGGCACAAGTAGAGGCAGCGTTAAGCAAAGAGGATTTGGACGCTATTATATTAGATTAGGCGGTGCAAAGATGGTTGAAATGGCAATGGCCTCAATAACAATCTTTAGCTTTTTATTTGGCATAGTAGGTTTTGTATTTAAGATTTGGATAATAAATCCTTTGTCTACGGCGATAGAGAACCTCCAAAAGACTGTTGACGCTTTAGCTAAGACTATTAATAGGGAACAAGAACGTACAACAGATTTAAAAATAAAATTTGCTGAGATTGATCAGAGGGCAAAATCTGCACATAACAGGATTGATGAAGTTGGTGAACGGCTATTGCTGGTAGAAAACAAATGTAATAACTGTTCATGTAAGGATAAGTGATATTTATGTTTGAGAAAATAAAAAACTTAATAGTAGGTGCTAGAAACAAAGTAGCCTCAATGTCGCCAAAAATAATGGCTGTCATTGTAGGCTATTTTATTGCAGTAGTTTTACTGATACTGACCTATTACGCTGCATGGATGTATATGTGGTTGTGGTTGGATAAGATTGTTATGTCTGATCTTCTGGCACTGATAAGAGAGGTTATAGGCCCGGCTATGGTTGCATTTGTCACTTTCATAGCTACGAGTTTAGTAGATAAAGATGGGGACGGTGTCCCTGATAAGTTTGAAAAGAAAGTAGGAGATAAAAATGCTGAGTGAACATTTTAGTGAAAGTGAAATGAGCTGTCACCACTGTGGACAACTTCCTGCTGGTGGTATTAGTGGAGTTCTGCTTGATGGGTTGGAAAGATTGCGTACTATTGTGGGTAAACCTATATATGTAACTAATGCATATCGTTGTCCAGAGCATAATGCTGCTGTAGGTGGTGTATCAAATAGCCAGCACGTACATGGAACTGCAGCGGATATCTATGTTGATGGTATGGGTGTATGGGAACTGGCGAATATTTGCAAACAGATTTTTGACGGTGTTGGGGAGTATTACGGTCAGGAGTTTGTGCATGTGGATATGCGTGACAATGGTAATTCTACCGGTGTATATCTTTGGGACGATCAGGAATAAATATTTGGAAGGAGGTGACTAATATGGAAAAACAGCGTATTTTGATTTGGGCTGGTATTGCTCTTGCGATTTTGGTAGGGTGCATTACTTATTACAATCTGTAAGATAAAAGCCAGCCACAGAATTAGCCTGTGCGTTGTTTTATCTCCAAAACACTAGGAAATATAAGTAGGAGTATAGAAAACGGCGCACAGGTTGATTATATTGAAAATAGAACTATCTTAATGATAATGAAATAAAATTTAATTTGAAAGAAGGGCAGAAAGTGAATGAAGAAAAACAAATCAGGTATAGCAAGTATCTTGTTATTAGTTTTGCCCTTATTGCTGTGCTTATCATTTTCTTTAAATTGTTTTGCGGAGGAACTTCCGGAAACAATAACGATGTCCAGGGAACAGTTCAACGAATTGCAGACGATAATAAACAGACAGGAAAATCTGTTGATAGAGCTATCGAACACGTTGGAACTGCAGCAGATGAACTCGAACGAGCTGAAGAAGCTAATCGAAGAGCAGCGTTTATCTTATCAGAAGATAAGGAGCGAGCTAATGCTTGCGCAGGAATCATTGTCGAACTCCAAAAAAACAATAGCAGAGCAAAACAAATCCTTGCAGACGTTGAGCGTTCAAATGAAACAGGAGAAGTCCAGAAGTGAATTAAAGCAGAGGCAGAAGGCCTTTTGGGGATTTGCAGGAGGGGTATTAGTAGGAGCTATAGCAGCGAGCAGGTGATTATATGGATACTTGCCGTTTGCAGGCAAGAGATTGGCTTTCGCAGTCCACACGAAAGGAATTTGAAGCAATCATTTCAGAAGCCAAACTAACGCCGCGGCAAATAGAAATTATAGAACTCAAATTTATTCACGATCTTAAAAACTATCAAATAGCAATGAAAATAGATACGTCAGTGCAAACGGTCGAAAGAGATCTGCAGCAGGCGTATAATTCAGTTAAGAGAGCATTAAAGGCAGTCACATAATAGTTGTGGCTGCCTTATTTTTTATGCCTATATTAGGGAATTATGAGGGAATGTTGACGGATTATAAGAGCTGATTTAACGGATAATATAGTTAAGATAAATGAACGGAGGCAAGACTATGAGTGGCAATATGAATTTAGGAATTACAAGCAGTTCTGTACTTACTACATATCCACAAACGATGACTTGCATTGTAGATGGAACAAATATTATTCAGGTTGATTTTTATGGGAACAGGCAGAAGATTGGAGTTACTCAAAATGCGTATGATGAGTTAGAAAAAATCAGTAATGAATATTATAACAAGCTTGTTGAACTTAAAGTAATTACCCAACCTAAAACACCAGAACAGCAGATGCAGGAGCAAACGGAACTTATGGCAGATATGCTGAAAGAAATGCAGAATATGAAGCGTGAAATCGAGGTGCTTAAAAATGATCAATCCACAAGCTGTAGCACAAATGCTGAGACTAAACCAGCAGGACACGAACCGCCTTGCGGAAGCATGGGCGACGGCGATGAATGTAGCGAACAAGGTTAATAGTAAGGGTGATGCGCTAAACGCTTTGGCTAAGAATGGTGTTAGTTCAGACATTGTTACTAAGGTCAATGGATATTTAAATAATCCTATGGCTGGATTTATTGCTAAGGCTGCTGGTGTAGATCTTAACAAAGTAAAAAATATAGTCGGTGATTTACAGGGAACCGGCGGAACTGTTCAGCCTGATATTAATCAAGGGCAACAGCCAAATGATAATTTAGCAAGGTTACGTGCAGGGTTACAACAGCTTAAACGCTGATGTGATAAATAAAATATCAAGAAAGGAGTTGTTTGCAGATGGACGAAAAATATTATGGCGGTTTTAACACTTGGGGGATTGCTATCTTCTTGATTATCCTGTTTGCTGCTTTTTTAGGCAATCGTGGTGGTTGGAACAATAACGGTGCTGCTCCTGCATATGGTTGCAATGCTGTATCTAATTGCCAGGTAGAAAAACAGGGAATCATCGACAGCGCGCGTACTCAATATTTGATTGAGAATACTGCTCGTCAAACCCAAGAGCAAACTATGGCTGGCTTCTCTGCACTCGGTACGAAGATTGACTTTTATGAGTATCAAAACCTGCGTGATCAACTTGCTCAGGAACGTACGAAAAATGTCGTTCTGGAAAACCGCGTATACAGTGATGCTAAATTCAACGCTGTAGAAGCTCAACTGGCTTCTATCTCTTGCCGTATGCTTCCGAAACCTGAGGTTACTGGTATCGGCGCAGTTTGCCCGAATGCCGGCATTATCAATGGTTTGGGCATTAATAGCCTGAACGGCGGTTGCAACATGGCTTAAAGGAGTTTAAAAGTAAGGCTCCGTCGTAAGACGTGATACAGGGCGGAGAGATCCGCCCTATTTTTTATAGGAGATGATAATATGTGTGGAAATAATGGATGTAAAGTATGTCCTAATTTAGTTGCCAGTACTGAGGTGGCAGTTGCTGCTAATGAATTGCAAATTACAATTCCGGCGATGACAATAAATAATAATGAAAAGATTTGTTTGTTAATTGCCCAGGCAATCCCTGCAGGTGCTGACACACTGCCGGTAGTTATTTTAAATGGCACAGGCGGGACAGTAATTCAAATGATTAACCGTTGTGGTGATGGAGTAAGAGCAGATCAAATCCGCAGCAGAAAAATTTATAATTTGCGTGTGATGACAGAACCGCCCTTAGCAGTGGTTCGCAGTAATAATCTTTGCTGCACAGCTTTTGTATGGCCACAAATTACACCGCCTACAGTTACTCCATCTTCTGTTACTTTAAAGAAATGA